CACTCATTTGTGCAAGCGGACTAGCGTAGGACGTTGATGATTTAAAACTGCACAGCTATTCGTAGCGTCTAGTTGTGTAGTTTTATTATGGAGATTTGGCAGAGTGGCAATGCACTGGTTTTGAACGCCAGCGAGCCGTTAATCGGTGCAAGGGTTCGAGTCCCTTAATCTCCTTATATCAAATATAAAGGAATGATTACATGACTAAAGTTCCGAAGAAAGATGACCACAAACGTAAACGAGAGCAAGGGAAGCGATTAGATGCAGCAATCAAGAAATACCTCAAAGAGACCAGTAAAGGACGTTAGGAGTCTATGCTGGCGATGTGCAAGGGAAATGATAGGCGCAGGCATCAAGATGTATCGAACGGGTGGTAAACGAGATGCGTGCGATAAATGTGGTTATCATAAGACGAGTAATTATGTAGTTAAGTAACAAAATACACATAGAAAGGTGGCTCAGTATATTGAGTAAATTAACAACAAAGCAAGAGAAATACGTTCAAGGCTTAATTGCTGGGTTATCTCAGCGCGAAGCGTACAGAAAGGCTTATCCAAATTCTAATAAATGGAAAGATAGTGCAGTAGATTCTAACGCATCGACTTTGATGAAAAACACAAAGGTTTCACAAAGGTACAATGAGTTAATGGATGAACACAAAGAAAAAGCACTATGGACACGAGAAGATTCTGTAAAGACACTTATTTGGCTTGTAGAAAAATCTATGACCTCTATTGAGGAGCACGACGAGGATTATGTGCGCCAAGGAACGTCTGGTGCATTGATGAGCGCCGTACAAGAATTGAACAAAATGGAAGGTTTCCACTCTAGCGAGAAAGTAGACTTAAACGCCAAAGTCTCAACCGACCCCATTCAAGAAATGCTAAACGAATTGAAGCGTGGTAAAGATGAGTAAGTTAATAAACTCGCCGAAATATGATGACTTTCTTTATGAATGGGATGCAGAAGTTGAAAACCTCGAGGGCACAACCGCTGCTGGCAAAACAACATGGGGCGCTTATAAATGGATGCTAAAAGTAGCAGATTCTAATAGAAAGCTTCATGTGTTATCTGGTTTGGACTTAGGAACGATTGAGAAAAACATCATTCAATCTGAGTTGGGCATCATGGATCAATTCGGACAATATATTGAATACAGACCAAACGGAAACAAAGACCACTCGCTCCCTCATTTTACTTATCAGACACCAAACGGCGAAAAAGTCGTATATGTTTTGGGTTATGATAATAAATCGCGTTGGAAAAAGGCGCTGGGTGGTCAATATGGTTGTTTGTTCATTGATGAGGTAAACATTGCTAATATGGAGTATGTTCGCGAGATATGGATGCGCTCTGATTATATTATAACGACATCTAACCCAGATGACCCAGAGCTGCCTATTTATCACGAATACATCAACAAAAGTAGGCCATTAGAAAAATACAGAGATGATGCGCCGCAATCAATACAAGACCAGATGAACGGAGAGCCTAAAAAAGGCTGGGTTCACTGGTTTTTTCATTTTGACCATAATGGCGGCCTAACGGAAGAAAAGAAAAATAAAATTATTGATTCCGTACCAAAAGGCACGAAGCTTTATAAAAATAAAATCCAAGGTATTCGTGGTCGTGCGGAAGGTTTGGTGTTCAGTTCGTTTGAGTATAACAAGAACGTGATTACCGAACAGCAAGCAAGAGCATTTAATTACACGGCCTTTTCAACCGGTGTAGATACATCTTACTCTAAGAAAACCAACGACACGGTATCGTTTATATTCCAAGGTTTAACCACAGATGGTTTGCTAGTGGTGCTAGAGGAAAAAGTTATGAACAACAAAGATAACGACAAACCGTTTAGCCCCTCTGATGTAGCGCAAGATTTGTTTACATTTATGGCTTATTGTACAAACAAGTGGGGTTTTGGCCGAAATGTGTTTATTGATAATGCTGACCAAGCGACCATAACAGAAGTGAACAAACTGAAACGCAATAAGTCATCTTTGCATAAGTTTTTAGATTCAAACAAGAAAATGAAGATTATTGATCGCGTGAATTTGATGAACGGTTGGATAGACAAACAGCAGTATCTTGTAGTCAATCATTGCGACACGCACATTCATGAGATTAACACTTATTCGTACGTGGACGGCGTTCCAGAAGATAATAACGACCACACGATTAACGCTAGTCAATACGGTTTTATGTCTCTCAGGGGCAAGGTTGGGTTTGAAAACAGCGAAGAAAAAAGAATCGACACAGAAGAACTTACTGATATGTTTAATAAATTTGGAATTTAAGGAGGTTATTAGGTGCAACAAACAAAAGACTTATTAAGCGGCGAGCGCTTTAGCGATGAATCAAATAAGGTTTACAAAGTACCGGTAGACGAATTAGATAAACGCACAATGAACGATTCTCGAGTAGGTAATATCGAAGTCATTGACTTTGAAGCGCAATCGACCATTGACATGATTGTGGGTTTTATCGAACACCACAAAGAATATCAGGTACCAAGATTGCAAGAGTTAAAAAACTATTATGATACAAAAAATAACATTAAGTATCGAAAGAAAAAATCATCAAATCGAGCGGACAATCGAATTGCGAGTGATTTTGCTAAGTTTAATTGTGAGTTTAAAACCGGTGTAATTGCTGGTAACCCAATCGAGTATACTGGCGAAGATAACGTGACGGCTAAAATCGATGAGTTTGCAACAAGAAATGATGAATCGCAGCATAATCGGAAGATGATTAACAATGCGTTGATTTATGGAAAGTCGTATGAGCTGATTTACCGCGATGAATATGCAGACGAGGCAATTAAAGCATTAGATCCCCGAGAAACATTTGTTATTTATGACACAACGATGGATATGAATTCGGTTTGTGGTGTGCGTTATTACACAGTTAGTTTTAACAAAAAGACCAAACTGTTAGTGGAAGTTTACGCAAACGATGGCTTTGTTTATCATTTCTCGGCTGAAAACAATCAACTTCAAAGGCTTGAATTAGTCGAACGCAAGCAATCATTTTTTGATGCTGTGCAAATCAATCAATGGAACTTAAATGATGAACAAGCATCTGACTTTGAGAATGTCATGGACCAAATAGATGCGTATGATTTAAACCAATCTGAAATGGCAAACTTCATGCAAGACAACTCCGAAGCTTTGCTGGTTATCAAAGGGAATCCAGACACTTTCAAAAAAGAAGATGGCTCGGTTGATACTGACGGTATGGATTATAGCGTAAAAAATCGCTTCTTGATTTTAGGCGATAAGAAATTCTATATTGAAGGCGATAATGCAATCGCTGGAACAGACCCTGATGCTGAATATTTGGTAAAAACTTATGATGTTGATGGTGTGGAAGCGAACAATGAACGATTAGTGTCTGATATCTTGCGATTTACCCACCTAGTCGACTTTACAGACGAAAACATGGGTGGCAATCAATCAGGTATTGGTTTCCGATTTAAGTCATGGGGCAATGAGAATGACCGTGTAAGCAAAGAGCGTATGATTACGAAGAATATTCGTAGACGGTTGCGGTTGTTGGCTTACTCATGGTCAATCAAAGAGCCTGTTCAAGATTTAGCGACACGGATTAAAAACTTTATTTCGTATGAGCAAACCGACAATCACCAAGAGAATTACGAAGCCGTGAACGATGTTGAAATTAAATTCACGCCAAACGTGCCGCAATCAGACGAAGAAATTATGAAAGTTATTGATGGCATGCACGGTATCGTGTCTGAACAAACAATCTTTGAAATGTCGAAGCGCTTGACTGGTGTCGATGCAGAAGTTGAGATGCAGAGGGTGGAAGATGAAACAGACAGTTTCCCAGACCCGCGGCGGCCAATAGAACCAGTAACCGAACCAAACACAGATTTGAGTGATGAAGATGGCTCGGACGAATAGAACGCATGTTGAGTATTGGCAAGGGCGTATGGATGATATTTTGCGCCACGTAGACCAAACCGACATTGATATTTTCAAAGAGTTAGCGGATATGTATAGCCGACATGCAAGAGATGTTCAGAAGGACATATTCGACTTTTATGGGCGTTACGCTGAAGAAAATGAGATTACCTTGGCGGAAGCTAAAAAACAGTTACGCGGCGAAGATTTAAGCGACTACCAAGCGAATGCTCGCCGATACTTTGAAGAAGCTCAGGACAACCCTGAATTATGGGAACGCCTGAACGAACAATACCGAGCGGGTCGAGTGACTCGGCTTGAAGCCTTGCATTTGGATTTAGAATATCAAGCAGGCGTGCTAAATGGCGACCTGCAAGGGCTGTTTCGTGATTATCTGAGTGTAACGGCTGGTTATGCGTATCAAAAAGTAATGGGCGGTTTGTCATCTAGCACATTAAACCAACCAGCCATCGAACAAATTATCAACATGCCTTGGAATGGCTACAATTATTCAGAAGATTTATGGGGCAATACAGATAATTTGGTGCGTGATTTAAAGAAAACATTAACAAAAGGCTTTGTTCGCGGCTCACACCCGAGAGTTATGGCAAATGAATTACGTGGCCGCTATGAAGTCGCACAGCATCGAGCCGAAACACTCGTGAGGACAGATGGCACGAATGTTATCACGAATGCAACTGCTAAACGATATATTGATGCTGGATTGGAATATTACACCGATCACGTGCACATGGATGACCGCACAACAGAAAAATGTAAAGAAATTCATCGTAAGGCAGAAATTAAGCCGTTATCTGAGCTAATCAGTGGAGTGAACGCTCCGCCGTATCACTATTCTTGTAGAACCACAATTGTGCCTATTGAAGAAGAATTGAATGTGGATTTGGAGTGATTGTATGAAAAGTAACATCGGATTTTTACAGATTTTAGTCCTTGTAGGAATCGTTTTGAGCGCACTCGGTGCATTAAATACCAATTCGTGGTTAATGGCCATTGCAATTGTTGTCGCGTGGGTAGATAGCTATATAATCATTGACGATAAAAAGGACACTGAATAATTACACGATACAAAAGTGAGGTGGTACAACTGTATGATGACGAACTAATAATCAAAATGAAACAAGACGGCAAAACGTGGGATGAAATTGGCGAACACTTTGGGAAATCGGGCGAAACTGTCAGAGGGTACGCTCGTAACAAAGATTGGTACAGTCGAATAAAAGGAATTGACCCACACGACAAAACAAATCTTGAAGATAAAGAGGTAACCAATCGAAAAGTATACGATGATGGGTCGATTGTCGAGAATATCGAAAGACACTTTAGGAAACCGACCGAACCAAAAACAGAGCAAGACTTTATGGAATTACACGGCTATGACTCCAATGAATTTACATTTGTGAATGGCGAATCGAACGTGTGGACGGTAACGAACGCAGAAGGCGAAACATTTTATAACGTACAATCAAAAATCAAAGTGAAGCTAATTGATAAAGAGGTTAATTGGGAAGAAATTGGCAACAAGTTAGCGGAACGTGTAGCGCCCAAGTCACCTAAACAAGCAACGAGGATTGTGCATGATGATAATTATTTTGTTAAAAATGTGTTTGATCCACACTTTGGAAATTCAGGTCTTGAAGATTACGACGAAAGTTTAGGAAAAGACTTTAGGAACTTTAGGAAAGGTTATAAGAAAATTCTCATCATTGCTGGGGGCGATTTGTTACATAATGACAACAACAACGGAACAACGACAAAAGGCACATTAATTGAAAAAGTTGACATGAATCAGGCTTGGGAAGATGCATTCGATTACTTTGATATGTTGTTGGAAGAAGCAAGCGTGAACGCCGAAAAAGTAGAGTTAATCTATGTGCCCGGCAACCACGATGATTTTAGCGGTTGGACGGTTATCAAAGCACTCAAACGACTATATGAGCGTTATGACAACGTAACGATTGATGACAGTCAGCAAGTGTTTAAAGCAACGCTACTCGGTCATAACTTCATTGGTATGACACATGGCGACAAATCAAACAAAAATAAGCTCCCAATGATATTTGCAACTTACTTTGCGAAATATTGGGGCGCTGATGGTGTCTATACACGTGAGGCGTACATTGGTCATTTGCACAAAGAGGAAACAGTCGATAAAGATGGCTTATTGATTCGACAGCAGCCCACTCGAAACAAACCTGACCAATGGCACATCGATAATGGCTTTAAATCATCGCATAAGCGCTTTTTAAGCGTGGAGTACGATGAATATGAACCAGTAGGGTTTTATTATACGTAAAGGCGGTGACAGAACGTGAAAGTGAATTTTCTACACATATTAACATTATTGTTTGTAATAGCTAAACTTTTTGGTTTTATTCAGTGGAGTTGGTGGTTGGTATTTTTACCGTCACTCATTAGCTTTGGAATAGGTATTGTTATGTTGTTATTTCTCGGAATATTGGCAGTATTAGATAACTTGTAGAAAGAGGTGGTCGTCATGTTCGCGAAGAAAATGACATATCTCACTTTTTATTAGGAGTG